TCTCTTATTAGCTATACTATGTATAGACAAAATTTAAAAGGGGAAAATAAAATGAATGAAGAAGTGTTTGGAATATCAAGAGATGAGATGATACAAAATGGTGTATCTCTTTATATGTATGACTTTGAAGAAGCAGAGTGGGCAACAGTGGAGTGTACTGAAGATCTTGATATAGAAATTCTGGTACACTCAGACGGAGAGATTAACGACTCAGGTCACAACTTATTAGTCTTAGTTAATCAACCCTCTGCTAGTATAGAAGATGCTTACATGACAATGTTAAGCGTTGATTATGATGATTTTATGGGAGAGTTACTATGAATAAATTAGGTTATGTAACTACTACACCTAAGACATTACAAAAAGCATTCGGTGAACCTGAAGTGTTGAATGGTGATACTAGTTTATGGTATGGGGCTAAGTTCTATGATGATGGAGAGCTTATTAGAGCGTATGTTTATCTACTTAATGAAGCTAATGCTATACCTAGGCAAAACGAACTATTTAAATTTAGTGTAGGTGGTGATAATGATGCTTTAGATTATGTTTATCAAGCTATTGAGAAAGCTAAAGAGCTATGAACGTAGACCCAAACAGGACTCAATGGAAGGTTGGGGTACCTTTGATGATTCTCGAATATCCAAATCACGCTGAACTGGCGCACCTTAGCCAAAGAATTGCTGATATAATAATTTTGAGGATATTAGCTAATAATAACAAAAGGAAAAAATAACATGGATTCAAAAGATTTGACTGAGTTAGAGCGCAAAGTGTTTGTTAAACTGCTTTTGGGATGGGATAATGAACAGCTGACTGACCATTTAAAAGGTAAAAGAGGTAATATTAAACAAGTTGTAAATAGTATTTTTAAAAAATTTGATGTACATTCAAAGCCTGAATTACTGGCTAAGTACATGCATAATATTGTTATTTAAAAAAAAGAGAGGAAATTAAATGGATAGCGATAGAGATTTATATGATGTTGTATTGTATTCAATAGAAGAGAAAGTTAAATACCTAAGTAAAGGTTTAAACCTTGAGCAAGCTACTGAATACATGAATAATCATAAAACTATACCTCATACCATGATAGGTTTAGTACCGCATAATGAAGGAAAAGAAGATATTAGATAATAAAAACCAAGGCAAATTTTTAATTAACTTACTAAGAAGGGGATGACCATGACAACTGAAGAAATGGCTTTAAATCACTATTTAGCAAGCCCGGAGGGTATGGATTACGTTGAAGGTGTTAATGATTATATAAATACCGGATGTTTTAACGAAAACAAAAGACAATCCAGTCATTACGGAGAAGGTTTTGCTGACAGTTACGCAAATTGCCAAAGGCCTTGCGCTGCTGATACTGTTTATAAAAGATTTCATTATGGAGAAGGATAATGGCCAGAGATTTTTGGAACGGTGACGATTTAGAGTATGAACAATTTTATGATGAAAATTGTGAAGATGCAAAAGAAGATGTGTTGACAGATATAATAAAAGACAGAAAAAAATTAATAGATTTGTTAGAAGACACAGATTATTTTGAAGACATGCTTAATGCTAAAATTAGTCTTTTATTTAACGAAAGGGGTTTTAATGAATGAAAAAATTAACAAAAGCTAAACAAGAAGTTTTAGTGTTTATGTTGTTAGGCGACTCATACGCTGAAATGGCCAAGAAGTGCAATAAAACAGAGCAAACAGTAAGAACTACTGCTGCTAGGATTTTTAAACATTTTGGCATTAAATCAGGCACTAATGGCGGTGGTAGGCATCAAATTATGGCTATGTACATAGACAAAGACAAGTTACAAGCTGAAATCAATAAAATGATAAGCTAATGGTGGTTTTATGTTTGAACTTTTAATTATTGTAATGCTTGAAAAAGATATTCAAGTGGTAAGCTTTGAAGTAGAAGTTTGTCCACTTGTATCTGAAATAGAAAATTTAAAAGAAGAATTTAAAGTTAACGAAATAATTGATGTTTCTTGTGAGTATAAAAACAAGAAAATTTCTTTTTAATATTCTTAGTTATTCTTAGTATTTAATTATTTAAATTTTATTTTACTAAGAACTACTAAGAAGTTTTTAAGTTAGTATGTTTTATTGGACAATAACAATTTATTAAAGTTCATTATTTTTTATCGTTATTTTTAATGAACTAATGTTTTATATTATTGTCGTAATAAGTACTAAAAACTAGAATTTTATATTAATGATTTTTAATTAAGCAAGCCGGGAGTAAAGAATGGAACGAGGTACACCGTTATATAAGGTCAGCTGTATAGATTGTGGAAGCAGCGATGCCAAGCAAATATTTGAAAAACAGGATGGTAGTACTAACAGTTATTGTTTTGCATGTGAGAAATTTGACCCTATGACTAACGATATAGCACCTATAAAATCTGTACCTGTAAAACCTAAAATTTTTAATTTAAACGATTATAGTAAATTACCTTCTGCTGATATTTTGGACAGGGGTTTAAAAAAAGAAACAGTTGCTTTGTTTGGCGTAAAGTTAGAGTTTGATGAAGCAACTGGTAAGATAAGCAAACACTATTATCCCGACACCAAGCAAGGAAAGGTTACAGGCTATGAGGTGCGTTCAGTTGCAGATAAATTATTTTCTAGTTTAGGAGATAGGCGCGGTGCTGTCGATCTATGGGGTCGTGAAATAGCTTTAAAGAATGGCTCTAATAAACTGTTTATTACTGAAGGCCGTTGTGATGCTATGGCTTTGTATCAGTGCATAGTTGAAAACACAGCACCGAAATATAAAAATTATTTGCCTTCTGTTGTTAGTCTTACACGTGGTGCATCAGGTGGTCATAAAGATATTATAAACAACCGTAGTTTTATTGAGAAGTATCGAGAAGTAGTACTAGTTTTGGATAACGATAAAGCTGGAGAAAAAGTGACTAAAGATATATTAAAATCTTTTCCAAGTTTTAAAGTTTGCAAGCTTCCACTTAAAGATGCTAATGATATGTTATTAGCCGGTAGAGGCAAAGAGTTATATCAAGCAGCGGTTTGGGATTCTACGATACAGCGTTTAGGGGAAACTATTTCTGTTGATGATGCTTTAATTGAGGAAGCATTAACTCGCCCAGTTATGGGTCTTAGTTACCCTTGGCCCAGTTTAGATCGTTTGACTTATGGCATACGAGAATCTACAATTATAATTTTAGGTGCAGCTCCAAAGCAGGGTAAATCTGAGTTTAAGAATCAGCTAGTACATCATTTAACCATGTTTCATGGTAAGCAAGTTGGTGTGTATGACCTCGAAGCACATCCTATTAAGACACTTAAACAGGTGGCTTCAAAGGAAGCTAAAACTAATTTTTTAAAACCGGACAACGTGTACTGTGATGATCTGCTTAGGGACACTTTGAATAAGTTCAAAGGAAAAATTTCTTTGTATGACAGAGCTGGGTCAAGGAATTGGGAAGATATTCGTGTAGCTATTGAAGAACAATATTTATTGGACGGTATACAACATTTTTTCTTAGACCCATTAAGTGCATTAGTTAGTAGGCTTAATTCGTCAGAAGGCAATGATGAACTTAATTTAATTTTAACGGATATGGCTGATCTTGTTAACAAATACCCAATTACTATTTTTGCTTTCACTCATTTAAATCCTAAAATGAAGGGTGTAAAATCTCATGAAGAAGGTGGCAAGGTTTTGAGCCAAGAATTTTCTGGAAGCCGGGCTTGCGAGAAATGGAGCAATCTGGGCCTTGGAATTGAAAGAGATCGTAGTGATGCTTGTCCAGAGGAAAAACGAAACTACAGCAAGCTTAAGATATTGTACTGTCGTGATTGGGGAAACTACGGGTCTGTTGATATGTTCTACAACACAGAGACTACTGAATATCTTGAACCAAAACGGTTCTAATTAAGGAATACTATGATCCATGTTATAGATATAGAATGTGATTCGCTAACACCTACAGTAATACACTGTATGGTTGTAGGCTCGGAGTCTTTTATTGATTACAGTGCAATGAGAAAGTTTTTACTTGCTTTAACTACAAAAGACCGTATTGTGGGCCACAATTTTATTCGTTACGATTTAGTGGCCCTAGAAAATATACTTAATATAAAAATAAAAGCTAAAATTGTAGATACCCTAGCACTTAGTTGGTATTTATATCCGAATAGAAACAGACATGGTTTAGAATCTTTAGGTGTTGAGTTTGGTATACCTAAACCAAAAGTTCTGGACTGGAAATCTGCATCTGTTTCAGT